AAAGAAACTTGTTTTTTACGATTCAATCCTACATTATCTCAACGAATTAAAATAATTAAATTAAATGTTAAAGAACATCAAATTTGTTCATGCGGAAAATATTTACCATATTCTCCAAATAAAAATAAAGCGTTTAAAAATTATTGTTGTATGTCTTGTGCAAAAAAGTTTAATTATAATAAAGATATTACTAAAAAATTTAAAATAAAATTAGAAACAAATCAACAAATATTAAAAGAAGAATTAAACAATGCTGAAATCAAAAAGTTAGAAGAAACTAAAATATTTTTTAAAGAAAATATTGAATTCTTTAAAAAAGGCGGATCAAAATCTCTTCCAATCTTAAAAGAGAATTTAAATTACTTACGATCTTTATTCTTTTACACTTCAAATCATAAAACCCTCAATGCTAGGATATATGAATTATTATATGGAAAAGAATATTGTACTTTTTGTGGTGAAAGTACAACATTTATTTCTTTAGAAAAAGGTTATAGAAAATATTGTTCTGAACATGCTAATTTAGCTGCAAATAAACAAAAAGGTTTAAATAATGTTCAAGAAGCAATAAAAAAAATACAAACATTTGATTCTTTTTCTGATTATGAAATTATTAAAATTCCAGAAAAATTAAACGATTTGTTTATAATTAAACATAAGATTTGTGAAAATAATTTTAAATTGAGATTAAATAATGGAAAATTAAATGATTATCAATTACACTGTAATATTTGTCAAAATCCTACAATTTCCGCACCAGAATTACAAATATGTAAATGGTTAAAAGACAAAAATATAAATTTTATTCATCAATATTCTATTAATAATACTTCTTTAGATGTTTATCTTCCAGATTTTAATGTTGCAATTGAATATCATGGATTAATGTATCATTCATATGGTAAACACGAATCATTAAAATTTAATAATTATCTCGATGAAAATCCATCAAAACATCTAAAAAAATTAGAAACATGTAATGAAAATAATATTTTTCTATTTCAAATTTTTGAAAATGAATGGAAATCAAAAATACAAAAAGACATTTGGTTATCAACTATTTCTTCTAAATTAGGGTTAAATGAAAAAATTTTTGCAAGAAAATGTACTATTAAGACATTAACAAACAAAGAATCTTTTAATTTTTATCATGAAAATCATTTGCAAGGAGCAATAAAATGTTCAATTAATTTAGGATTATTTTATAATGAAGAATTAGTCGCAGCAATTGGATTAGGTAAACCAAGAATGCGAAACATCTCTTGGGAAATTTACCGGTATTGTAATAAAAAATATATTACTGTAGTTGGAGGATTTTCAAAATTACTGTCCTCATTCCAAAAACAATATAATGGACAAATTTTAAGTTATGCAAATAGAAGATGGTCAACTGGAAATCTCTATGAAAAAACAAATTTTTCTTTTATAGGAAATTCTTTACCAGGATATTATTATTTTAATTCTTCCAAAATCCTTTTATCAAGATGGAATTTTCAGAAACATAAATTAAAAGATATTTTAGAAGATTTTAATCCAGAATTAAGTGAACGAATGAATATGTATAATAATGGATACAGAAGAATTTGGGATTGCGGAAATAAAATATATGTTTATGAAAATAAAAGGGAGGAATAAATCCTCCCTTTGTTCATTATTTAATATTTATTAAAACGACCCAATTACACTTGAGAATTCTACACCAGTTCTAGTAGCAACAAAGTTTAATTGAATAAAGTTAATTGATCTCGCAGGTTTTATATATATATCTCCGACAAATGCATTTCTATCAATAATATCTGGAGTATTATTAGTTTCGTCGCAGACTACTTTGAAATCATAGATACCTCTACGACCTTGAATAGTTCTTAGGTATGGTTCAACGACAGAAACGAATTGTGCTCTGGTAAATTGATCATTGAATTCGAATAGGAAGTATTGTGCAGCGATTGAAATTGCTTTTTCAAGAACGATAAACAATCTTCTTACGTTAATTCTATCAAATGCAGATGGTTTTGCATAAAGTGTTCTATCACCGAATAAGCATGGTCCTTGTCCAGTGAATGATACTACTGGATTAACTCCGCGAGGATAGATAAAGTCGCGTTCTGCTTGATTTGGATTCCAAGCAAGTTTTGCAACATTTTTAACTTGACCTCTATTAAATCCAGCTGGGGACCACCAAGGATCACGATAAATATCAGTTTGAGCACATAGACCAGCCATATCAGCATTAAGTGGAACCCAACGATAAATATTATTGTATTTATCGAATTGATACTTCCAACCTGAATCTACGAATGCGTATGAAGTAGATTTATCCATTGTAAATAAGAAATTATTTACAATATTTGTTGCTTCATAACCGGATTGATTAACAACATCAAAATATCTTGGTGAGAAGAAGCAAACTGCATCTCTTCTGCCTTGAATTGGAGCATTTAGTCCACCACCTTCAATAACATTATCAAGAACATGTCTTGGAACTGCGGTAGATTTATCTGTACCAGCACCGATAATCATTAATGAAACGTCATATAAATCTTTATTTTTAAATAAGTCCCAACCAAGAATTATTTCTGCTGGAGTAACGGTAATTCCATCATATCCACCATCTAAAACAATATCAGTATTTCTAACTCTTGCATAGTCTCTTATACCATAACAAGGAACTTCCCAATTATTTCGTGTATTAGCATAATCAATTGGATCAAGTGCATAGATATATTGAGAAGTTAAAGAAAGAACTTCTTTATAGTAATTAGATTGTCCATTAATACTAACTGCATCAAATGCTTTAGATACAAAAGAGAACTTTTCTAATGGAGTATTTGCAGTTCCGGTAAATCTACCTAAATGATCAAGAATCATAATATGCATTTCATCGTTTGCTGAATTTTTATCAGCTGCATATTCAGAAGTACCCGGTGCATTATCAAAGAAATGCGCCCAATCCCAAATTGGAACTCCTGCTTCTGTCATAAATTGAGAACCATCTGAACAAACAGAAATTTTTAAACTATTACCTAATTCACCCGGAAATTTAGCACAGAACGGACCATATTTATTTGCATTATTTGCAAGTAAATAAACATTTTCAAATTGAGTTCTATTTTTAATCAATAGATTATTTTTTGTACTTAATGCAGCGGTAAAAATTAATGTTTGGTTGTTAGAAGTTGAGTTTGCATATACTGATGGAGTAGAAGTATAACCAGAACCTAATGTACCAATTGTAATACTGATTGTATTAGAACCAGTAACAGTCATATATGCGTTTGCAGCAACAGTTGGACTTCCACCAGTAATAGTTAAATATTGACTTGTATAAGTTTTAGATGCAACGTTAGAAACAGATATAGTATCAACGAAATTTGGAGATAGTCCAGCATTTTTTGCTTTTGAAGAACAAACACGAACTACAAACATATTTCCTGAATATGATAAGAAATTTGCACAAGAAAAGAAGGAAGTTCCAACGAATGCATCTGTATATGTATCCATTGGTTTACCGAAAGTTCTAAGTAATTGAGATTCTTCATTAATCAACATAGGTTGCATTACCGGACCCCAATTAAATTCACCCACATATGCGCCTCTATTAGTTGACGCATTAGGAACAATTAGAGTTAAATCGACCTCATTAACAATGACGCCAGGACTCATTTGATTTAATATTGCCATTTTATTCTCCTAAATAAAAACAGTTTATTTTATATAATTATTTAGTAAAATAAGGTTTTTCACGAAGAAATTAAAAATTATGTATTTTTTTTAATAAATTATCATATGAATCTGGATAAGAAGCGGGTATCCAAAGAGAATTATCTTCAATAAAGTAATCAATTTCTAAACCAGTTGAAACAGAAAATGCAGGAAGTTGATCTTCTTCAATATAATCAAATTTTTCTAGTTGAAGTTGTTTTCTTAAATCAAATTCAACCATTTCTTTAAATAATTTTTGTGTTGCCATCCATGCAAAAACTAATAAACTTGTGACTAAATCATCATTACAACCTTCATCGGCTTGATATGAATTTCCAATCTGACTATATGTAGTCAATTCTGAAATAGTATCAAAATCTTGAATTATTAATTTATTATTTTCAATTAAAGTTCTTAACATTGAACATGCAATTCTTTTACCTAATGGAGTCATTTTAAATCCTTGTGCTACTCCTTTACCTCCTTTCATAGATAAAATTTGTGGTTTTTTATTTCCCGTAAATGTTCTTAATACATTTTCATAACCCAAATCTTCAATTAAAATATCAGCAACTTGAGGATTATTATTAATTTCAATTAATACATGTGCATTATTATAATATTCAGCACAATATTTTATTACTGCTGGAAATAAAATTGGAGGAATACTATTATTTCTATATGTCGCAACTTGTCTATATGGCATAGTTGATATATCAATTACAGAAAAAGCAGAATAATCCATGTTCTTGCCTTCAGATACATCGACTGTAATTGTATATAAATGTTCTCTTGTTAATAAATTACCAGTTTCATCATCTAATGCTTCTTTTATAGGTTCTTCATAAATTTTCATTTCATATTCAACATTAATTACATTTTTATAATTTAATGTTGCTAATTTTTCACCGGAAATTAAAGTATTTGTTGATCCTAAGAAATTACAATTATGCGAAACAATATCATTACCATAATAACAATGATTTTTTCCTGAATTTACAATATCATATAAGTCAATCTTTTTTCTTATTAATCGTTTAGATATAACAAAACATCCTTCTCTATCACGAGTTTCAATCAATGTTTTTTTATCTAAATTCTTTGCTCTTATTACCCCATCTATAGTAATCAACGGATGATCTTCAGAACATCTTAACTCTTTACCATTACTAAATTTTAAATGAATATATTTGTCCCGAAAAATTTTATTAACCCCAATGAAATCTTCATTTCCATCAGGAGTCAATATTTTATACCCTTTTTTATTATATACTAATGTGTCAGAAATTTTAAACATTTTTCTATAGTTTCTTGGGGATTATTTACAAATTCCATTTCTGGTATTCTTAATATAAGAAATCCTTTTGATTGAAGAAATTTATCTTGAACCATATCTTTTTCTTTATCATTATGATAATAAATTCCATCAAATTCAATTACTTTATTTTCTAAGACAAAATCTAATTTATAGTATTTTTTATTTGCTTTTATATGTTCATTTTTAAATCCTTCAGACATATGAAGAATAAATTCGTGATTTAATTCATTAAAATAACAATTATTTTTATTTGGTAATTTATTATATATTGACCAGAATAATCGTTGAGAAATTTTTGAAACGCCATTTAATACATTATTACAATCTCCGCATAATTTATAATCACTATTTCCATATCCAGTATTTACGTTAACAAAATTTAATTTATTTTTTTTGCAATTTGTGCAATATTGTACAAAATTAGTATCTAAATCATTTAATATTCTATATAATTTTTCTGTGATTTTATTTGTATCTAAAATGTGATCTTTTGTATGATGTATAATAGATTTATATAGATTTATATCATCATAATATAGTTGTTTAGGAAATCCTCTATTACTAATATCGTAATCATAAATTTTTATTTTACACTTAATTTCTTCAATTGAATATAATTTCTCATTAAAATCATTTTTAACCCTTTTAATACGATTAACGGAAACATTATGTTTTATTGCCAATTCTTTTGGTGATAAATTATCTTCTTCTTGTAAAATTTCTTTTTTAAAATTATAATTTTTAGTATCAATCTTTTTTAAACCATAAATTTCAATCCATTTGTTGATTCTGCTTCTGTGTACGTTATATCTTCTTGCTAATTCTAATTTAGAATATTGTTGAATTTCTTTTTCTAAAATTTCTTTTGAAGGTATATTTTCATTAATAATAGATTGATGTTTAATTTTTGTTCCTTCATCACGATCTCTGATTTTAATATTGTATTGGTTAAATAATCTTCTAATTGGTGTATGAGATTTAAACCCATATAAATGTGCAATGTCAGACAAACTTTTATTTTCTACAAAATATAATTGCTCAAGAATTTCTTTGGAGATTGATTGGGTTTTCATAATGTATTCGTAGTCATAGTTGATAAAGTTAAATAATATCATAAAATTTATCATTTATCAACTACTAATTCATCATAAAGATCAACAATTTTCATTTTTTTGCCGTTAACTATAATAATAGTTTCGGGTCCAACACTTTCTATTTCCTGTAACCACTGTCTTTCTGAAGTATTACGAATATATTCTAATTTCCATTTTTGATCTCTTCCTGGAACTCTTGTCCAATGAATATCAATGCAGAAATAATCATTTCGTTTTGCTTTTGCATCAGTAAATAATTTAAAGAAATGGTTTAGCCCTTTTGGTGTTGAAATAATTGTAATTTTAGTAGTTTCACCAGAAGAAATTACTGGATATACTGAATTGAAGAAACTTTCTGCTAAATTATTATGAATATGAGCAAATTCGTCAAGTATTACATGAGTAAAACTACCCCCTCTTATTGCAGAAGAAGAGGTGGCGGCAGCAACTACTTTTGATCCATTTTCTAATTCAATATTTCCTTTATTCCAAACAACTACACCTTGTTGTAACCATTTGGGTAAACTTTCATATGCTCTTTGATACCTATCTAATAAATCTCTTGCTAAAGACCCTTTATTTGCAAGAATAACTATATTTTGATCGTTTTTAAATAATGATGACCATAAGACATAAGCAATTGTTGTTTGAGAATTATGAGATAAAATATTATTTGAATAAAATCTATGATTATCAGAATCTACCGTTATATCATACATATTTGATTTTTTATTTGTTTCAATAACTTCAATAACTAATTCAGGTCCATCTTTACACATAATAAAAGATTTATTTGGTATTAAATCTTTTGCAAAAATTTCATTTAAATTTTCATCAAATAAAATATGTGTATCAGCACAAATTAATTCATTATTTTTTGTACGGATAATCCATTCAGTATATGGAATGGTTTTATGTATTTGTGTTATTGGAACCCATCCTTCATCAGATTCAATTTCCCATTTATCATTTAAATCAAATGAATCTATAAATTTTCGTTCTATTGTGTCAGAAAGTTTATGCATTTATTAATTATTCCTTCTTTATCATTTACAAAATCTCTTTCATTAATATGTAAAACATCATAATTATTATTCCTTAAAATTTCGTCCCTTTCTTCTGTTCTGTGTTTATTTCCTCTACTATTTATTGTGTGCCAATAATCTCCATCAAATTCAATAATTTTCTTTTTTGAAACATCAATAAAATCTGGCAAAACAACTTTTTCTAAAACTAACCGTAATTCATTATTTGTTCCGCTTAAATCCTTTTCTTTATTTTTATTTAATTCTGCAAAATAAACATTCTCTAAATCAGTTAAATGTTCTAAAATACCCCAAAATAATTCTTGGGAAATTTTTGAAAAATTTGATTTTTTATAACTATTATGCCATTTCCTTTGTCTTGTTAACCAAATTTTTCTTCCTTCTTCTTCACCATATTTTTCAATACATTTTTCTAAAGAAAAGGTTGTTTGTCTTTCAGATAAAAGTTTTTTTGCTTCTTCAATATCTCCATTTGTTTTTTTTAACCAATATTCAAGGGTTGTATTGTGATTATTATTTTCTTTTCTGGATTTCTCCGCTTTTTTTTGAACTTCATTAATATCAGTTGTTTCGGCATGGATAAAATTTTTTGAAAATGGTGAATATTTACCACCATGTTGATATGCAGGATTTTTTTCTCCAGAAACATTATCTCTAAGTTTTTGAGATTTTGTTGTTATTAATCCAGTGATTTCTTTAAAATTTTCAACAGACATTTTATGATGTCTAGTTATATGAGATGATAATTCTGCTGCACGATATCCACACAACGGACATTCAATCCATTCATATTTATTTTCTTCCGTGTATTTTTGTAAAGATTTTTCAATGCAACATTGCTTACATGATGTATGTCTTTCTAATACAATATTATGTTTATCACAAATTCTTATTTTTTGTGGACGAATTCTTTTATCGTTTTTTTTACATTCAGGACATCTATTTGTGGTAGAACGATTTTTTATAAACGAATTTCCGCATATAATACAAAAACTTGTAACAGAAACAAAAGTTGATTTTTTCATTTTTTTAAACTTCCTTTAATATTGATTGGAAGTTATATATTATCAGTATATTCCTTTTTAGTCAAATCATATAAATCTCCAATTGCAATTTCTTGTATTTCTCCTGTTTGTTTGTTTCGGATTTTCACTAAACCTTTGAAATATAAACACTTTCCAGATTGTCTTCCAATTCTTCCAATTACTCGTCTATTATCATGTATTGCATTGATTAATTCTTTTTGAAAATCCCATAATTTAAATGGAATTAATCCTAGATCAACATTAATAATTTTGACATAATTTTCTATAAAATATATTGGGTCTTGAGAACATTTAATATATTCGGTTAATTCTTCTTCGGTATAATCTATTTGAACATTACATCTTTTTAGACAAGGATTTGCTCTATAGACTGATTCTTCAATTGACATTAGTTATATTATTTAAATCTGTTATATCTTTTTGATTAAGTTCTTTGACTAATTTACTTAATTCAGTAGTTGAACCTACGAACAATGCATTTTTAATTGTAGTAGTTTCTTTTTCTGGTTTATAATTAACTATATCTCGTACTTTTTTATGAATATCAATTAATTTATCATTTGCTTCAATTAGATTTTTTAATATAGTTGCAGCAACTTCAAAATCTCTTGCTTTTTCCGAATCTTTAGCGATGGTTAATAAATCATCCATTGCTTCTTTACCTTTATCAATAAGTTCATGATAAGTTTCACGACTTTTTTCATAATCATTTTTCAGATCATTATCTAAAGATTCATATTTAATAATTTCTTTTTTTATGGGGGTTGGAAGAATATTTGAATTTTCTTGAGGAACATCAAATATTTCTTCCATATTTTTGTCAAATTTATTCATAGTTAAAACATTATTTTATACTTCTTCTGGTGAAGTTATTTTTAAATTTAATCTATTTATTGCAGCAAATGGTTCTTCCATAGTAATATCAGAATTGTCAAATAATGATTGAATTACTTCAATTGGAACAGGAGTAACAGGATCAACTGGAGGTTCTTCTAGTTCCGCATATCCGGCGATAATAGCATCAATGTAACCGATAATAGTTTCTGGTTGTCCTTGAAAAACAGTATTTCTTGTTAATGAACCAATTGGTTGTTGTTGTTCATCATATTCTTGAATCCATTCGTATAATGGCATTAATGCAGCATATTCTTCTGCAATATACCCGGAAGAAATCCAATGAGTTGCTGGCATAGTTCCGGTTGGAGATAATCCAGTTTCATACATACTAGCACCACCAATAGGAGATAATGTTGATGTTAGTTTTCGTGCTAATCCAACATAATCATTTGGTACTATTATTGTTCTAAATACATCTGTCATATAAAATATCCTCGATAAAAGTTAAGTAAGATTTCCAGATAAGAAAAAGGAATTTGCAAATGGACAAGATACAGTTACCATTGCATTATTTCCAGCAGAAGAATTCATATTCAGATAACTTCTTAATGTAGTATTAGCAACGGCATTAAATGTTAATGTTCCTGTTCCTCCTTGAATACACAAACAACTAAATCCACTCCATAGATTTGAAGATGTATTAACAGTAACATTTGTGTTTGAAGTGAAATAAATTGCTTTACTATTATCATTTGCAGATAAAATCTTTACATTGGATGAATGAATAATTGAGTTAAATGATAACGCAGTTGAAACATAAGAAGATAAATTAGCAAATCCACTTTGAACATTAGCAAATTCACTTTGAACATTAGCAAATTCATTCCTTATTATATCTTGTGTAGTATTTGAAGTAAGTGTATCTGATGATAATGTAAAAGCAAATCCTTCTAAATTAGATGTAATTACTGCTGGTGAAACTATTTTTAATATCGATCCTTTTGGCGCTAAGAATCCTACTGGAGAGGTAAATGTTGCATTATAAGAATTGGAAAAGAACATTGATCCTTTACTAACATCATCAAGAGTAATATCAAAATACATTTGTGTATTTGATTCATTAGTTGCAACACCTTCACTCCCATAAAAATCTGTTGCAAAATAAACATCTGAAGAAAATCCATGCATATGAACAATAGAATTTGAAGTAAAATTTCCTGTAGAATAACCGGATATTAAATATGGAATTGAGGTTGCTTGATCATATGCAGAGTTTGCTTTATTATAAGCAGTTTGAGCAATTGCAGTTCCGGTATTTGCTTGATTGTATGCAATGTTTGCTTGGTTATAAGCATTTTGAGCAATTAAAGTTCCGGTATTTGCTTGACCATATGCATTTTGAGCAATTGCAGTTCCTGTATTTGCTTGATTATAAGCAGTTTGAGCAATTGCAATTCCGGTATTTGCTTGATTGTATGCAATGTTTGCTTGGTTATAAGCATTTTGACCAATTAAAGTTCCTGTATTTGCTTGACCATATGCATTTTGAGCAATTACCGTTCCAGTATTTGCTTGATTATAAGCAGTTTGAGCAATTGTAGTTCCGGTATTTGCTTGATTATAAGATAAAGTAACAATACTACTAAGATTATTTGCATTATTATCAATTATAATTGTATTATTAGATAAATTATTTAATTGAGTTGTTAATGTATTAGCAAGATTATAAACCGATGATAATGTAACTAAAAATGAATTTGAAACATTACTTCCATCACCAAGAGTATTGTATAATTCAGTAAAGTTAAGGTTTACTTTTAGAAAAGCATTATATAAGGTATCTCCAGTTGAGTCATTTGGAAGTGTTCCTAAATTAACATTTGATTTTGACATTATTTAACCTTTTTATGTGTTTGCTGAAAAATTAGGTAGTTCTTCTAAAGTAGTATTTGCAGTCCAACATGAATTTGCCGTTGCTGTATTAGGAGATACTGTAGTTGTTTGTCGTAATAATATATGAGTATTAGATACGTTTCTAATTGGCACATGCATTGCTAAAGTATCAATTCCAACAATAGGTTGATTTAATTTAAAAGTTCCACAAACTTCCTTTATTAATAATGTATTATTTATATCATTCCAATCAAATACTCTTCCAGAAGCGTAAGCATTATTTAATGATATTCCTTGATATACAACTTCGTTTGCCTTATATGTTCTACAACCACCTTCTAACATAATAAATCCTCTTGACACTGATCCTGAACAACAGGGACCATCTAATTCTCTTAATGTTTCTCCAATACTACTTGTTGAAGGAGCAAGTCCACTACTGGTAATAAAATTAATATCAACTGATCTAATTGCAGGGACATCTTTAATACCACCAAAGATAAATGCTTTTACTGTAAAACTTAATGTCCACATTACAGTTCTGACTTCAGAATTAAATGCTCCATCTGCATCAATAATTTGTTGAACTGAATCAAGAATAACCGGAATATTTCTAACTAATCCCATTTCTGGAATTAAATTTAATCTTATTGTATAATCTGGAGTAAAAAATGGTAAAATTTGTTCTATGATTTGATTACCATCTTCAACTGTTCTTGTATAGATAGTTAATGCAAAACTAAAATCATAAGGAACTGGATTAAATACTGAAAATAAATTATTTGGATCATTTGGATCAGAAGAAAAATCTCTATTATTAGTATTTAATTTTCTATTGGGATCATATTTAGCATCAATTAATTCATAAGACATTCTAGGTAATTGAATTTGAATTTTTTTAAATAATTCTGGATCGCCTTCTAATCTTTTAATATACTTTTCTTTATCTCCATAAACAATAGGAACAATAATTCGTTGAGTTTGATTATTATTTTCATCAAATCGAATTAACATAATATTATTAAATAAAGAAGCAAATGCAGCTGTTATTTTTCTTATAATTTGGAAATAAAATGATGAAGATGCCATTAAAAATCTCTATTAAAATTATGACCTAAACTTCCAAATGGATTTACTTCATCAGTATTAATAACAGAAGTAATTTCATCTTCAATAGTTTTATTATCAAAACTATCCATTCGTTCTTCAGTAACTAATGGATCAAAATTATCAAAATAATATGAACTTAATGATGTTGACCCTTGAATTGGTACTGTATTACTAAAGTTTCCATTTATATGAATTAATCGTAGTATTTGAGAAGTTCCATCATAATTAGAAACTTCTGCGGTTGCTGTTGCATTTGCTAATGTATTTTCTGATTGAAAAACAATTTCATTTTTCAAATAACTTCCTGTTCCAATTGTTAAATAAAAATCTATAGCAAAACTAGAATCATCTTCAATAAGATCAATTTCTTGAATACCCGTATCCATTTCTTCATGCGAATACTTGAATAATTCTAATTCAAGTTCCCATGAATACGGACGTTCTCTTCCCAACATAAAATTATCAATGGTATCATTTACATATTTAATTTCATATAATTCACCATTTCCTGATAAAAAGTGAATATAAATTAAATCTCCCTCTTTTGGTCGTAAATGGGTTGTTTGTGGAACATTTTTTGCAAAATCTCTTCTTGGAATTGCAATTCTTACATTATTTTTAATTTCTAATCCAAATTTACTAAAAAATTCATTATTCATTCCAGGATCAATAGCATTGACTAATAATGCAGGAATTACATAAGTATTTTCAAATTTTTTTAATGGAGAATCACCATAAAGTAAATCATCTGCAATTTTGTTATTATTAGGAATATAGTAGCATTCAAATCCTTTTAATTTAATTGCTTCTGTTATTAAATCTTCAAGTAATAATTGTTCTTGATGATTTTTATAATTATTAAAGAACGGCGAAATTATTGGCATAAATTATCCAATAAAAAATTGAACAGGAATTTCAAATTTTTCTTGTAATTCAGATTCCATTTTTTCCATTTCTCGGGTTGCTTCAGTATAAATAGAATCTCCATTTAATGTTAAACCACCCGGAAGTTGTATTCCTTGGAATTTTTGAAGATTTGCACCCCATTGTCGTTTTATTAAAATTGTACTATAATTTTTTAACCATAAATCATTATAAATTTTTGGATATATTTCTGGATCAAGTGCAACATATCCTTCAAGAATTACTGTTGATCCTAATGGCAATTCATTACTTCCCCATGCTAAATCTAAATATACTTTATTTGTATGTCTTTGAAATCTAATGGGAACTTCACCTACAAACATTAATTCTAAATTTCTTAAATGTTGCATAGTAATAGTATAATTTAACATATTAACTGAAGTAAAATCCCATAATTCATTTAACCTTAATTGATATCTAATATCCCACATATAAGATTTTGTCCATGTCGATGAAAGGGGAAACATTCTAACAACACTAACTACTCTATCATCAATAATAATATATTGATTATCAATATCTTCTTGAGTTACTTCATGTTTTAAATAGGTTAATTCAACAGCATCATAATGATATTCAATATATTTCTGAAAAGCATCAGTAATTCTATCATCCACTTGTTCATCAGAAACATTGATATCAATGACTGGCCAACCTAATTTTCGTAAACAATAATCTTTTAATTCTTCTCGTGAGGTTACTTCTGCCATAATTGTACTTTAAAATAAATTTATATCTTTTAGTATTTATAATAAATGATTAAGATAAAAATAAATAGGGTCATAAATTTCTGTCCAGAAAATATTTATACTTCTATAAGTGCTGCTGCCTCAAATAATTCATCCAGTTGCGCGTCTGTCCAACCCAAAGATTCTGCCAGACCTATTATCAAGGGTGAAAGTCTACGAAATTCTAGGGCCTTATTCCAGGCTTTTTGTGTAATTGAGTCTGAGGCTGCAACAGCCGCTTCTACGGTTTCAAGTAGTCCAAATTGAGTAAGAGCGATATCAGCTTGTAAGGTCGACACGATCATGGATTTTCGGCGCTGTTGTAACTTCTCGGCCAATTCTACATCGCTTAAATCAGTTATTGTCCAAGTTTGATGCCATTGTCCGTCTAATAACACGACCGTTTCTGTGCATAATTGCGTATCTTGATCAAAATTTGGCGGATTAGTTTCTACGACTTGAAATATTCCTAGATGAATTAAGGCATCGACGTGAGGCGAATTAGGGAAACTTGTTTGTGGATACATTCTGCGCAAATCATGAATTGATAATGGATAAATTGTAATATTATTTTGAATTTGAATGTAAATTGTCATGTTAAAGACTCGTATAGGTTATGCGTATTTGTCCTCTGGCACCAGACCCGGCATTGCCATATCCAGAGTCCGACCCACCACCACCACCGCCAGGAGCTCCGCCATTACCGCAATCTGCCGTTGTGTAGTAACTTGAACCGGATGAACCACCACCACCTTCCGTATTGTCTGTTCCAGCATTACCGGCAGTGTTCGGGGCTGGGGACGATCCGCCAGCCCCGCCACCAGTTCCGGCATCCCCGCCCTTACCTGCGGCAAATTCATCATTGGTACTTATCTGGTTTTGGCCGTTATTCCCACCGCTGGCGCTAGTGGCTGATCCGCCACCGCCACCGCCAGAGTAAAAGCCCCCATTACCACCGTTGCCGCCAGAGTATTTCGTATTTCCAACCGAGGAAGTAGATGACCCACCGGATGCACCAGTGCCGCTTGTGGCGGATGCGCCGGACTTGGCCATGATGCCTGTGGTGGAACTGTCGAACCATGTATCAATTGCGGTATGCCCTTGCGTAGTAGTGCCGGGAATCTGAATCGAAACGGACGACTGCGACCCTATTGAATAGTTCGCCTTGGCTGCATAAGCTCCGCCGCCTCCGCCTCCGCACGTAGCAAACAAACCTTTCCGCCCCGCGCCGCCACCACCCCAACATTCAACAAGATCAAGAGTGTTTGGGCAATCAATAGGTCGAGACCAGCTTGTGCCGCTAGTAAGAATTGTAACTATAACATCACCAGGTTTTTTGACTGAAAATAACTTTTTTGCGAGCATATATCACCATTTTTGATTGAAAATAACTTCCTTGCGAATATATATTATCCTGGATTTGTGCAAGCCCCGTAAACTTGCGATCCAACTTTCCACAAAATTATATTAGTGTACCCGGTTGTTCTCAAGGTTGGTGCCGATCCAGTTGATGTTAACCAAGTTACTCCGCTTCCACCAAAAGTTGCATCTGTCCAAGTTATAGTATAAGCAGACCCATCATCCACCATTATTGCCACACTTTGTCCTGCTACGAAATTTGTTGCTTTCGGTGTTCTGCTGGCCCCTAGCGTGATCGTCTGTATTCCACCGTTTGCTGGATCGATTTCGAATGCTGCTCCGTCAGTTATTGCATAAACAGTTTCCTTAGTCCCAGTAATGGTTTTGCTAGATAGAGTTTGCGTATCTGTTGTACCAACTACATCTCCTGTTGGAGCTGATTTTGAAGTTGTCCATGCACTCCCTGTTGATACTGCTATTCCTGATCCTGGATATGTTGTAGGACCAATAGACCCAGTATATCCTACTGATCCATAATATCCTGTAGTACCAAATGATCCAGTATAACCTATATCTCCTTTAGAACCAGTATATCCTACTGATCCGTAATA